TCTTTAGTTTCAGTGATTTCAATAACCGCATCAAGGGCTACCTCCAATATATTTGTAGTAATAACGTGTACACGGGAAGAATCAACTCCGCACATCTCTGCATGGGAAGGTACCCAATCTTCTGCTGCTACCCATATGGTTGTAAAATCAGGGTTTTTCTTTTGATTAGCTGCAATAGTTTTTAAAGCAAGAGCTGTTTTACCATTGCTCTGCTCACCAATAATTTCATGCCATTTATTCATTGCCCAACCGCCACCGAGAGCAACATCGAGTGCAAGGGAACCTGTGGTTATACGACCGTAATCAACTACTTCAGAGGCAACAACAATCATGTCGTCACCTAACTTTTTATTTATTTTGGCAATTACTTTATCAAGGGCAGAGTTTTTCGTCATGCCCGTATCCTACTACTAAAGTCTGCCAATGATAGCTGTTGGGTTCCAACCGCCTGTCGCAATTTGTTTTGATGCGCTTACTGGTCCGCTGCCACTCATACCACTGGTAGTTTGACGTAATGGGTAACCACAGTCGTAACAATTCCACGCCTCTACTGAACCGTTTTGCGTATGAATAGAACCACGCTTCATATAGTTACCACTATTACACTCAGGGCATCTGCTGTTTTGCATAGCGCTGGCAGGCGGTTTATTTTCAAACCCTTGCGCTTCAGCTAAACGCATACCAGGTTGCTGTGGATAAACAGGTTGTGGTGGATACCCAGGTTGTTGAAACTGCTGTGGATACTGCTGTGGTGGGTATACAGGAGCTTGTTGAAACTGTGCTGGTGGGTAAGGTGACGGTACCTGTGGCGGATATGGTTGTTGGTACTGTGGTGGGTACACAGGTTGCTGTGGCGCAGCAGGTGGTTGAACATCAAACTTTTTTGCCCACCAGTCTTGGTTATTCATCTTCGTGCTTCCTTATCGCTTCTGTTATTCCTGGTTGAAGTAAACCAAGTTTAAACCCTACTGATAACATAAACATGCATGCTCCAAACCCAACTTGGTTGAGGAAATCAGAGGCTTCTTCTTGAGCCTTTTCAATTAAAATTCGTTCCTCGTCACTAGCATTTGGATAAGTCTCTTCAATATGCGCTTGAAGACTTTCGCGTTGTATGGTGCTAATTATATACCCATTTACCTCAGCAATTGCTTGAACTATTGACTCAAAGTCGGCTACGGGTTCCATTCGAATATCACTATCTTTTTGTTCCATCTCCACACCCTCTTCGCTAATGGGTGGGAGCTCTATCTTTGCAGCAAGCTCTTCTCTATTGGTAACTTGCATGTCATAAAGGTACCAACGCAGGAGTGTGGACATAGGAACATAAGCACTGGTGGCATCTCGCTCGCCAATGAACTCAAAATTAAAAGGAGGTTCTTCCTCTTCGTTACGATTTAACCAGTCTCTAAAATTCACTCTTTAGTATCTCCCCATCGGTTACCAATATTAATCTCAGCTAAAAGAGGAACGCTGTTAAACACTTTAATCCCCTCCATTGCCTCTCTGATAGCATCTTTTGTTTTAATTGCTAGGTGCTCTGGAGTTAGGGTAACTAACTCATCGTGAACCGTAAGGATAAGTCTAGCCTCTTTAGGGATTAATGCATGTGCCCTCACCATAGCTATCTTCATAATGTCTGCTGCCGTGCCTTGGATAACTGTATTAAACGCTTGGCGTTCAGCCCCACCCTTAAGCTCACGGTCATAAGAGTTAAGGTAGTTAATATAGCGACGGCGACCTGTAACCGTAGTCACGTAACCTTGCTTCTTAGCAACCATAATCACTTTAGCCTTATAGTTAGGAATAGCTGGAAATTCTTTAGCAAAATTGTCAATCAAATCTCTAGCTTCTTTAACTTTACAACCAATATTTCTTGCAATTTTGTCAGGTCCTACGCCATATGAAATGGATAGAACAATTTGCTTACCAGCAGCTCGGTTAACGCCCATCTTGTTAGCAACAGCCATGTAAATATCTTCGTTATTATTAAACGCGTCAATCATAATTTTATCTTTACTAAATGCTGCAAGAATTCTAGGTTCAACCTGTGCATAATCAGCAACTACTAACTTATACCCAGAGGGGGCAACAAATAAGTTACGGATTGCTTTGCCGTTGTCAGTTGAGGCGTTGGGAACGTTTTGTAGGTTGGGATTTTTAGAACTAAAACGACCAGTCTCGGCACCATTTTGTACAAAATCGCAATGAACTCTACCTTTAATAAGAAGACTTTCTTTTTCAGTGGTTTTAGATTCTCCATTAACGGTTTTAATCACATCGCCACCTAAGTAAGGAATAACGTAGGTTGTATAAAGTTTATTAAGCTCTGCGTAATCAACAAGTAAAGTTACGAGTTCATCTTTACCAAGGTTTTCTTGTAGTGATTCTGCGGAGGTTGAATAATCTGAGTATGTCAAAGACTCGTCACCGTCTTTAGCACGTGCTTTACCTGCTATAGTCAAGGTTTTAGTTTTAAGACCACGACCCCCATCTTTCTTGGACTTGTATAAAAGTTCTTGTTTTTCTTGAACAGAATTAATATTAAAATGACGACCAGCTTCACGGTAAATTTCTACCCGTTTTTCTTCCAATTGAATTTTTAATTGTGCCTCAAGAAGGGTAAGCGCTTCCATATCAATTGGAGCACCTTCTATCTTCATGTGGCAAAGCACACGTAGTACATCCATCTCAAGGCTCATAGTAATGCCAACATCTGCATCTTCTACACGCTTCTTAAGAACGTCGTGAAGCAACCATGTGTACTTAGAATCAATTGCGGAGTAACGAGCTACGTCATCAAAGGAATGAATTGAGATGTCTTTACCAACACCCTTAACCATCTCGTAACCAAGCTCTCTGGCTACGCAATCATCAAGCTTTAACTTTCCTTTGTTGCGAGTATCGTAAAGAAAAGATGCAATCATAGTGTCAAAAAAAGGACCATCAGGAACTTTGTTTCCAAAATACTTTGAAATTGACACGAGGTCAAAAATTAAATTGTGACCTATTTTTATTTTGTTGCTAAAAAATAACGGCGCAAGTTTTTTAAAAACTTCACCAGGAAAAAGTTGAGACGGAGGAGGAGTAAAGACCTTCTTAGCAAGTTTTTCTGAGCGCGAATAATCTGCATTTCGGAGCGTAAGGTTTGAATCTGCTCTCTTTTGTCCTTGTCCAGTAAGAGGACGAATGGCTTCAACGAAGTCACCGTTAGGATGACCCATCGGGATAACATCCACCCGACCATACGTGGCAAAACTAATCCACACAACATTGTTAATAACAGAAATACCACGGTCTTCACCCATAGTTTCTACGTCAAAAGCAAATGAATCTTGTTTAAGGTAGTGCTCTACCATTTCGTCAAGGGCGTTCTCTGTATAAATTACTCCCACTTATGTCCCCTTTAAAGGCTTAAGAGAAGGATGCCAGAAAGGGGTAAACGCATCCTTCTCTTAAGCGACCTAGTGTGCTAGTTAGAACTCATCATCTCTTGTGCAATCTCTAGAAGCTCCGCGTATGAATTTTCGCGGTAAAGAGTTGCGCCAAATGATGTTGCTGAACTAGCTGTTGCTTCGGCTTTTGCCTCGTCAATATTCCAATCTTCTTGGAGGTCACGAGACTTGATAGCCTGCATATGGTAGACAGTCGTCTGCATCTTTCCTGTACGACTAATAGCCCAGTAGTTCTTTGTTAGAGGACCCTGTGGTGAGAAGTGTGCAAGGTGCAGTGACTTATAAAAACGTGGGGTTGCAACAAGAATCTGCTTCTCAGCTCCACCTTCAGCAGAGTAATTAATAACCGTGAATGCACGCTTATCTTCTGCCTTATTGTGAAGTACTGAACACAATGGGCAATCATTTCCGCCCTTGCTGTTCAAGCAAATGTATGACTTCTTTCCTGGCTTGCCAGAAACAAAGTGCATCTTAAATGTTGCAAAAGGACCATTCTGGTCGATGAACTTAACAACCTGTGGCTGCTCTGAGTGCTTGTATTCAGAAGGAAAACCTTCTGATGACTGTGGTGACATCGCCTCTGCTGCATCCCAACCTGAACCGATTAGGGCTGCTGCATTTGCTTGTGGACGGTCGTCCACATCGTAGGTTTCTGCGGTCTTGCTGATGTAAGCATCAGCTGATGGTGCTACAAACTCTGGCTGTGGTACATCTGGGTTTGTAACTTCGATATTTGTTGGTACTGTTGACATGTTATTCCTTTGATTGTAGTTATTCATTACGTAGCTTTTGCCACGTCTCGTTTAGCTTTACTGCCACTAAACGGTGGTGGACCCAATCTATACGAGTATTGTCCATAAGTCCAGCCTCTGTAAAGATTTGAATCGCTGCCTCTATCATACTGCGCGTATAGAGTCGGCGTCCTTTGTGGTCATCTCCGTTTTTATTCTTTGTTGTGGGTAGCCGATACGGAGAAGGAGGGATATGCCCTTCTTTAGTCCAATGTCGAACCGTAATGATTGGTCGACCTAGTGCATCTGCTAATGCTCCAATAGTGAACAGTTCGACGTCTTTACCACTAGGTAATGTCTTCTTGTACACCTTTGAATCCCACGCCACTTCCGCCTTTGGTGGCGGTGGTGAAGTAGCCTCACGACGTTTATGTCTGCTCCCTGGATAAAACTCTTCCAAGTTAGAAAACATATTGTCAATAAGGTCATCTGACATGTGTTATCCCTTATTCATAAAGAAAGCATAAGTAATGCTTAATGGATACATCTCCTGAATCTCTTCTTCACTAAGAAGACCATCAAAGCTTGCAGCCATTACTTCATCCTTATTAACCTCAGGAACCATAACAATGCAGCGTTCCCATAGGTTTTTTTCTTTAAGAATTCTCTCGATGTTTTCCATATCGGGGGATGGAGTTGCGCGACGCTGCTTTGTCAAAGAGACAACGCCGACGGATTCATCGCCCAACTCCAAAACTATGTGTCCACGACCATCTACCTCACCGTATTCATCAACGGCATCGGTAAGAGTTTTTTTAACTTCGCTCATACGCTTAGTCAGAAGGTCTGACTGTTCTTTAAGCGTTGCAAACTGACGGATGTTTGCTTGAATTTCTTCTTTATTCATTGTTACCCCTTTCAAAGGTATGTACTAGAACAGTACCGCTACTTGATATATTCCTCAAGTGCCTTGATTATGATGCTTGTCACAGTAACGTTGTCTTTGGATGCTTTCTTTTGAACAGCTTTCCAAAGCTCGTCTGCTACTCGGATTGTACGTGTGGGGGTTTTGGGTGCATTTGGCATGGTGTAACTATACCTCTTTCTAGGCGGAGTGGGTAAGCAGAAAGCTGTTTAACGATGCAAGAGATAAGTCAACGCCTCCTTTGGCGTCAATCCC